TGGGCTAACAACAGCCATATCTGAACACATCCCTTATGTGCTTTCTAGTTGTATGTTATAGATATTAGTGGTAGGTGGTATGTATTTCATAATGTGATATGTACTGTTCCCTACAGGTAATGGTAGTAGTTTCTTCACAGGATCTGCACTGTCAACGCTATAGACATACATTGGGATAGGTTGTTATGTGTAGCAATAAATGCTACCATACCACCTTAGCTAGGCTATGTGTGTTAGCATGAAGCATTATGAACTACTACACCCGACAACAGCTAGATGACAAAGGCTTAACAAACACTTATCCCTACAGCATACTTCCACAAGCTTCATTAGCTTTACACAGAGGATATGTAGACAAGATGCACCTATTCCATAGTGATGTCTATTACGTCAGAGCATCCTTGGAGAAGCATACAGGATATGTATTTCCCTTAGACAGAGTTGAAGATGCTATGAGAGCTGAGGGATGGAAAGAACACAGACACCAACCAAAGAAGAAACAACATGGCTACAAAGAAAAGTACAGTTAATGCTGCTGGTAATTACACCAAGCCTACAATGCGTAAGGCGTTAGTAGCTAGTGTGAAGGCTGGTACTAAAGGTGGTGATGCTGGTGAATGGTCTGCTAGGAAAGCACAGCTTGTAGCGAAGAAGTACAAAGCTGCTGGAGGTGGTTACAAATGAAAGCTCCTCAGAAGTCTTTAAAGGATTGGACAGATCAGAAGTGGACTACTAAGTCTGGTAAACCTTCTGCTAAAACAGGAGAGAGATATCTGCCTGAAGCTGCCATTAAGTCTTTAAGCTCTGCTGAGTATGCTGCCACCACTAAAGCCAAGCGTGAAGGTACAAAAGCTGGTAAGCAGTTTGTTAAACAGCCTAAGGCCATTGCTAAGAAAGTGAGCAAGTTCAGATGATTAAAAGAGGCTCAGAAGAATTTAGTGGATATAATAAGCCTAAGGCAACTCCTAAGCATCCTACAAAGAGTCATGCTGTGTTAGCTAAAGATGGTGACACAGTGAAGCTTATTAGGTTTGGACAGCAGGGTGTTAGTGGTGCTGGCTCTAGTCCAGACACTCCTAAGGACAAGGCTAGACAGAAGAGCTTCAAAGCTCGTCATGCTGAGAATATTAACAAGGGTAAGATGTCTGCTGCATATTGGGCAGACAAGGTTAAGTGGTAACTAAAAGGAGAAACTATGGCTACCGATGCAGAGAAAGTAAAGATGTACCGTGAGAAGGCTAAGGATGCTACTATCCCTCAAGAGGTGAGAAACAGCTACTTGGATAGAGCCAATGAGCTTGAGCGTAAAGCTTATGAAGAAACTAAGAAGGCTCCTACTCCTCCAACTAAGCTTGCCAAGGGTGGTATGCCTGTTCGAGGTAGCCGTACAGCCACTAACAAAACAAAGAAGATGATGGGTGGTGGTTATGCTATGCCAGCTAAAACAACCATGATGTCTAAGGGTGGTGCTGTTAAAAAAGCTCCAGCTAAGAAAGGTAAATGATGGCTACTAAGAAAGCATTTAAACCATGTGAGGGATGCCCCTCACCAGCCAAGTGTAAAGCTGCTGGTAAGTGTATGGCTAAAGAGGGTAAGGGCAAAGCTGCCATTGCCATCATGATTGGTATGCCAAAGAAGATGGCTAATGGTGGCGTAGCTAAGAAGAAATAAGTTATGGCTACTAAAAAGCAAACAGCTAAAATTGCTAAGGTGATGGGCGAGTTTAAGGACAAAGGCTTGCATAGCGGTAAAGGTGGCAAAGTTGTTACCTCCCCTAAGCAAGCCATTGCCATTGCTTTGTCTGAAGCTAAAGTAAAGCCTAAGAAGAAATGAACAAAGAGCCTAAAGTTAGAAGTGTAGGGAAAGTGTTGACAGCGGGAGTTGCTAACACCATCTACACTTGTCCTGATAATTTCATTGCCAAGATGAATTTGTTATTTGTTTCCAATCATGGAGGCAATAACAAAACTGTTTCTATTCAATGGACAGATGCTAGTGCAAGCGCCAGCTATTACATTGTTGGTGGTTATGTTCTTTCTGCCTACGGCTATCTAAAACTAGATGGTAGCTATCTTGCTCTCTATCCCGGTGACACCTTGGTAGTCACACCAGAGGCTGGCAGCAGCATGGACACCACTGTCACTGTAGAAGAATATTATGAACAAGGACTATTTTAATCATGGCTAAGAGAGAACTAAGCGAACAACAGAAGAAGTTCATTGAGGTGTTATTTGCCGAGGCTGGTGGCAATCCATCTAAGGCAAGGCAGCTTGCTGGCTATAGCGAAGGCTACAATACCAAGGTACTCATGGAAGTTCTTAAGGAAGAAGTGATTGAGGCTACACAGCTATACATCGCTATGAACGCCCCTAGAGCAGCTATGGCTGTTGTGAGTGGTATTGCTGACCCTACAGAGCTAGGCTTGAAAGAGAAGCTCAATGCTGCTAAGGATTTGTTAGACAGGGCTGGCTTGGTGAAGACAGAGAAAGTTCAGGTGACAGCACCTAACGGCATCATGATTTTACCAGCCAAAGATAGCGGTGAGTGAGAGAGATTTAGGGGCGTGGATACTCCCCCAACCGAAAGCAAAGGAAACATATGTACCTATTCCAAAAATTAGAAGAACAATACCATTTGGTTACAAACAAGATGAAGAAAATCCTGACCTCCTGCAGCCAATACCTACAGAGCTTGAAGCGTTAGAACTAGCTAAGAAACATTTAAAACAATACAGTTCTAGGCAGGTAGCAGCTTGGCTTACCACTACCACAGGTAGATCTATAAGCCATGTGGGATTGTTAAAGAGAATAAAGACTGAAAGAAAGCATGGATTCAAATCCGCTACTTACCGCAACCTTGCCAGAAGGCTCCAAAAAGCCCTTGAGCAAGCGGAAAGGTACGAAGAAAAATCTAAGAGGCTCGGCAGGGAAGACCCAACAGGATACTTCGAGTCAGAGCAGTACAGCAAGCTCACCGAATATATCGATAGTAAACTCGCCAGAGATTCCTCAAGCGATAGTTGATGATAGGGAAGTTTTGTTTAAGCCCAATGCTGGGCCTCAAACATTCTTCTTAGCTTCCTCAGAGAGGGAAGTGTTATATGGTGGTGCTGCTGGAGGTGGTAAAAGCTACGCTATGTTAGCTGATCCACTGAGGTATATGGTACATCCACAGTTTTCTGGGCTTCTGTTACGACACACTACAGAAGAACTTCGAGAACTTATTTGGAAGAGTCAAGAGCTTTATCCAAAGATTTATCCCGGCATCAAGTGGAGTGAACGTAAGATGCAATGGGAAGCACCGTCAGGGGCTAGGCTGTGGATGTCTTACCTTGATAGAGACGAAGATGTATTGAGATATCAGGGTTTGGCTTTTAGCTGGATTGGTTTTGATGAGTTGACGCAGTGGCATACGCCATTTCCGTGGAACTATATGCGTTCTCGCTTGCGTACAGCAGCGGCTGACCTACCAATCTTCATGAGAGCTACTACCAATCCGGGCGGTCCGGGCCATGCTTGGGTGAAGAAGATGTTTATTGACCCTTCTCCTGCTGGTAAATCGTTTGATGCGACAGATATTGAGAGTGGAACCACCTTGGTTTACCCTAAAGGGCATAGCAAAGAGGGGCAAGCACTGTTTAAGCGTAGGTTTATCCCTGCTATGTTGACGGATAACCCCTATTTGATGCAGACAGGTGACTATGAGACGATGTTGTTGTCTCTTCCTGAGCACCAACGCAAGCAATTGCTTGAGGGAAACTGGGATATTGCTGAAGGTGCAGCCTTCACAGAGTTTAATAGACAGATTCATGTGGTGGAACCGTTCCACATACCGAGTAATTGGACTAAATTTAGGGCTTGTGACTATGGATACGGAAGTTATAGTGCTGTGGTGTGGTTTGCTGTCACTCCAAGTGAACAATTGGTTATCTATCGTGAGCTATATGTTAGCAAAGTACTTGCCAAAGACCTCGCCCACATGGTAATGAGGGCTGAGGAGAACGATGGTCCTATGAGATATGGTGTATTGGACAGTAGTTGCTGGCATAAGAGGGGTGATACAGGCCCATCGCTGGCAGAACAGATGATTGCAGAGGGTTGTAGGTGGAGGCCAGCGGATAGAAGTGCTGGAAGTAGGGTGTCTGGTAAGAATGAGCTGCATCGAAGGCTACAACTAGACCCCTTTACAGAACAACCAAGACTAGTTATAACAAGCAACTGTGTGAATACGATTGCTCAGCTACCCATCATACCTTTGGACAAGAAAAACCCAGAGGATATTGATACTAAGGCTGAAGATCACTTATATGATGCTATTCGTTATGGTGTGATGAGCAGACCTAGAAGTAGTTTGTTCGATTACAATCCATTAAATTCTGCTGGCTCTGGGATGAAGATGGCAGACCCCACATTTGGGTATTAAAGGGTATTTATGGCGCAAAACAATTTCATGGACGATAAGTCTATCAGTTTAAAAGATAAAAAAGAAGGTGAAGATGTACCATTTACTGGTGATAGTCTATTAGTCTTCCTAAACGATAGGTATACGAAGTCTGAAGAGAGCCGTAGACAGGACGAACAGCGTTGGTTAAAAGCCTATCGCAACTATCGTGGCATCTATGGACCTGAAGTAAAGTTCACTGAAACAGAGAAGAGCCGTGTATTCATTAAGGTGACAAAGACCAAGGTGCTTGCAGCATATGGTCAAATCACTGATGTGTTATTTGCTAATAACAAGTTTCCTCTGAGTGTTGACCCCACTGTCTTACCTGATGGTGTAGTAGATACAGTACATTTTGATGCTAAAGCACCAGAAGGTGCAGAACCTGAGATGATGTCTCCCTTTGGTTATAAAGGGGATGGTAAAGATCTAGCACCGGGTGCTACACTTTCTTCTTTGATGGAGAAGCTTGGCCCTTTGAAGGCACAGCTTAAAGATCAAGAAGGATTGAAGGAAGGTCCGGGTGTTACTCCCTCTTCTTTAACATTCCATCCTGCAATGGTTGCAGCTAAGAAGATGGAAAAGAAGATACATGACCAGTTGGATGAGAGTGGTGCTAATAAACATCTACGATCTACAGCTTTTGAGATGGCACTGTTTGGTACAGGCATCATGAAAGGTCCATTTGCTAAGACCAAAGAATATCCAAGCTGGGATGAAGAAGGCACTTACAAGCCTGAGATGAAGACAGTACCTGAGACATCTCATGTATCTGTTTGGAACTTCTATCCTGATCCTGATGCTAACAATATGGAAGAAGCTCAATACATTATTGAGCGTCACAAGCTTAGTGCTACACAGCTTAGAGCTTTGAAGAATCGTCCTCACTTCAGAGGCAATGTCATTGAAGAAGTTATTGAGGGTGGTACTTCCTATGTTAAGAAATACTGGGAAGATGACTTAAGAGACTATGCTCCCAATTTGGGAATAGATAGATTTGAAGTGTTAGAGTATTGGGGCAATGTTGACATTGACATGCTCAAAGAAAACGACATTATCATTCCTAATGCTTTGTTGGAAGCAAAAGAGTTACAAGCCAATGTATGGTTCTGTAATAGTAAAATTATTCGTTTAGTATTGAATCCGTTTAAGCCAGCCAACATTCCGTATTACGCTGCTCCTTGCGAATTAAACCCCTACTCTCTATTTGGCATTGGTGTTGCCGAAAACATGGACGACACCCAGACCCTCATGAATGGTTTTATGCGTATGGCTGTAGATAATGCAGTGTTGTCTGGCAACCTTGTATTCGAGGTTGATGAAACCAATCTCGTTCCCGGTCAAGACATGACTGTCTATCCGGGTAAAGTGTTTAGGAGACAGGGTGGTGCTCCCGGTCAGTCTTTGTTTGGAACTAAGTTTCCGAATGTGGCTGCAGAAAACTTACAACTGTTTGACAAGGCACGACAGCTTGCTGATGAATCAACAGGTATGCCATCTTTTGCACATGGACAGACAGGTGTGAGTGGTGTAGGTAGAACAGCCTCTGGCATTTCTATGTTGATGAATGCTGCATCTGGCAGTGTTAAAACCATCATCAAGAATGTGGATGATTATTTGTTAGCTCCTTTGGGTAAGGCTTTCTTTAGCTTCAACATGCAGTTTGACTTTGATAATTCTATCAAGGGCGACTTAGAAGTTACAGCCAGAGGTACAGAGAGCTTGATGGCTAATGAAGTAAGAAGCCAACGCTTGATGCAGTTCTTGCAGATTGCAAGCTCTCCTGCATTGATGCCGTTTGCTAAGTTTCCTTACATCATTCGTGAGATAGCTAAGAGCATGGACTTAGATCCAGACAAGGT